CATATATAACCACCATCATCCTCAGCTGAGCCTCGCCTTGAAATAAATTCTCCGCCACCAACGGGTCCATGGGACATAGCCGCCCACCCGACGGGATGAGCACGCAATAAAATACTTTGACCTTCATATGAAGGAACAACAGAGCGCAGAGCAGTAAATGATGATACCTGCCCCACCAAAGCAAAGCCTTCGCTTGAACCCAGGTTTTGGCGAAGCGTATCACCATCCATCAGAACAAAGTGAGTAACGTCATTCGCAAAGCTGGTCGCATCGGTTCCGGTGGTCGTAAAGCCGACGTCAGTAGCAGCATTCAGGCGGTAATACTGGTTGTTATAGCGGATGTACTGATTGCGTGCGCTGAACTGAAACGGGCCATTTTCGTAATCACCAAGGAAAACATAGCCAGAGCTGTCAAGAAACGTCTGGAATCTGTTTTCCCTGTCGGTCTGCGACTCGACAAAATCAGCCTCCCTCTGGCTCTGAGATGACAAAAAATCACTTTCTTTGTCTTGCTGAGAGACCTCGAATGCGGTTCTTTGCCCCTGCATCTGAGATTCAAACTCAGCCTCTTTTGCGGCAAGCTCAAAGTCAATGCTTGCTGATAATCCAGATGCGATGTCCTTAGCCTCATCTCTCGCCAACCCCGCAACTACTGCAGCATCCTTGGCTTCGGATACGGATTCGGCAATATCAATGATCGGTTTTTCAATGCTAAGAGCATACTGTTTTGCTTCTGCGGCGCTAACCGCTGCACTGGCCGCAAACTGCGCAGATTGTTGGGTATCAGTAATTGCCATCTTTTATTCTCATGAATATTCGTAAATAACTACAATCCCAGACTTGCCGCGGGCACCATTTACTGCCGGAGAGGATGGCCCTTGTGAAGAACCAGATGCGCCTGAACCATATGCCTGTCCATCAATAGCCGGGTCTCCAAATGATGGCACCCATCCCCCGCCTCCAAAAACGCTACTTGCCCCAGGTGATCCGAGGAATGACTGAGTTGCGTTAGCGTATGCAGGTGTAGATGGGGCTCCTGGAGAGCCTATGATATTGGCACCGGAAGGAGCGCTTGATGCGACATTACCCTGAGGTAGAAAAGGTGGATTTGCTGGTCCGGCAGACGGCCCTCTTGTTCCGCCAGGCGCAACCATTAGCGATCCAAATGAGCTTGAACCACCAACAGAGCCAACCGGAGATGCTGCGGTGCCCCCCTGTCCGCCAGCGCCAACAACGATGCTAATGCTGGTGAAATTTATTAAAAATCTACCCTTAGCATATGAACCGGCCCCACCACCTGAAACTATTGACACCTGCCCCGCTCCAGTGGCTGGGGCAGCATCGCTCCCACCACCACCGCCAACCATTTCAACAACAACCGACTTAGCACCAGGGGTTGGCGTATAAGTGCCGGATGATAAAAATGTCTGCACGTTCAGGAGTCGTCCTGATGAATAATTAATCCATCCAATACCGCCAGCATCAGGATTTGTCGTGTTATTTTCGATAGTGCTTTGCCAGAATCCATCCCTAGCTGAATTGATAAGAATTGCGCCTTTTGGGTATCCACCGATAGCTGCCGAAAATGCAGAGTCGAATGTATAGAAACCTCCGGCTTGCTCCCATTGAAGTCGAGTATAGGCATCATTAAAAATCCCATTAAAATCCTGCCCCTTTGGCGGCTTACCGCCAGCAGATAGAGCGATGCGGGTAAGCGGAGGAAATCCTGAGTCCATCGCGGCAAGGCCATCAGCCAGCGTTTCAGGGGTGGAATTTACCGGGATCGTGTTTTTGTCACCACTCGCAGAAAAAACAACCGTCAGACGTGACGGCATGGCTGAATTGTTCAATTCAGACCTCCTGAACGATGTTTACTTTTACCCCAGGCGGGGAAGGAAGTGCTCCGGAGCTTTGCACTATGGCCAGCTCCGAATCGGAAAGCTGGAACTCGAATACGTAGCTCATGACATGGTTGCCATCGTCACGCACGTAAGCCCGCCCGCTTGCGCCGAACATGTACATCAGTATGCGATTCATGACCGGCACGGTGCAGTCGCTGATGTTCGCCATCGCTTTGCACATGATCAGCTTGCGGTATGCGTCATTGGTCAGGACCACAGTGTTCGTGTCCTGCACGCCGGTATAGAAAGGCGCCTGGTTAAAGGGTTGAGGGTCGGTGAGTTCTGCCGGGGTGCTGGTCGCTTCGCCAAACCCCAGGAACTGCTGGGATGGCGTCACAGTCAGCAAACGCTCTACATCAACGATTTTACCCCAGCACATCAGCCCGTAATCGCCGCAGGTCTCAATGTTGAACACGAGGTCATAGAACGTGTCTATCCAGTCCTCTGGCGCTACAGAAGCGTTAAAGGTGTCAATCAGTGACCGCAGGCTGGTTGAGTTCACGTACTGCGCGTAGATCGTCCAGTCGACATTATTCACTTACCGCCTCCGTTATGATGTTTGTCGTATCGAGGGTCGGTTCCTGATCTATCCCCATAGTCAGCGCACTAGACCAGGTGGTTCCGTCCAGAGAGATCTGGACAGAAAGAACGTTCATGTTCTGTGCATCGAGCACCTGGATAGGGCCGATATACCGGCTGCCATAAATTCGCGCGCCGGCACGCGCCCGGGTACCGCCATCTGCTCCGGTGAAGGCATTCAGGACGACCGTTCTGATCTGCGCGTTGATATCTGATGGAAGGCCATCATTCGCTTCGTATTCCACCTTGATATGAACGCTCACCGCGTCCAGAGTTTTCCACCTGTAGGTGTACTCCGGATAAGGGGCGTCATAATTTTCGGTATCCTGCACGGTTCCGGTGGTGTCTCCGTTCATAACGGTGCCCGGGGGAAGTTTTTTATTGATGGCCGCTGCAATGTCAGCTACTGCCCCGCCATAAACCCCGATATAAATCGAGCTGGCCAGCAGCGTGTAGTTCGTGGAACCTTTTTCGACAGAAGTCGGCTCTTTGTTGTCGATCACATAAACATCAAGCACCCCATCGACTTCCAGGACAGCAGCCCGCACAGCCGCTGCCGTGTTGAAGGCGTTACGTGCCACTGACTGGCGACGGCGATACTCAAATGCAGATCGCCCTTCAACATTCGAGCCCGGCACACCCGCGGTCTCGTTGGTGATACTCGACCAGCCACTTACCGCGACATAGATGTTTGTCAGGGTGCCGATGGGACAAGCTATCGGCCCGGTAGTCAGGTTCTGGAACTCAATTTTTACCGTTCCGTCTGCGCCTATCGTTCCGGCTGCCAGTGACACGTACATATAACCGTTGTCGTCGGTTGCATAGGACTGTGCCGGGATCACCGTTCCCGGTACGCCGGAGCATGTGGCCGTTACAACCGTACCCGCAGCAGCAATGCGATCGAGGAAGTAAATCCTGCCGATGCCATCCTGAAACCTGCCGGAGGAAAAGTCCGGGTTCATGTTGTTTACGATGGCCAGAAGCTGATCGTTCTTGTCTGCAATGATTGCAGTATCAGTGACAGCCAGTTGCCCCTGCGGCGTCTTGAGGTTCGTGCTCATCGCCGTCCCGAATGCAGAACCAATATCTGCTATACGCCCGGCAAGAATGTCTCCCTCATCTGGAACATCAAGGCCAGTGGTGGAAAATGTCACGGCCGGTACCGCCGTAGAGATTGTCGTCATTTTTTCCTCACAGGGTGACGCTGGAATCCAGGCCGTTGGTATCCACGATCGCAATAACGCCGGTAGTGCGGCGCGTATCGCGGTTGTTAATCAGCGTCGGCTCAGCGCGCGCGATATAGCTCATCCGCAACGCTTCAACCTGAAGCGCGGCCGCCATGGCGCCGGTGCTGGCCTTAACGTTCAGCAGCTCTTTGTAATTAACGCCGGTGTCTTTTTCGTAAATGCACTCGCCGCGTATAGCCAGGCATGCCGTCGCTACGTCCTGAGCGCAGGCGTAGGGGTTTTCAACCGTGGCGATATTACCCAGCTCATCAAGGACAAGATCCCAGGTATCGGGGTCGAGTTTGAGAGAGATTGTTTTCATGGATGAATATCCATTGGTTAAATGTCAGGATTTAATAAATCAGGCGTCCTGGTTATGTTGCTTTAAACAACTTTGAGGGGATCGCCATGGACATCAAAATCACCTGCCCGGAGTGCGGAAGTGAACACATCAAAGCTCCCGCCGAAGTCAACGCGCTGGACGACCTCGCGGGTTCCATCTGCGCCGACTGTGGAAGAGAAATCAGTAAAGATGATGTCGTTAGTCAGGCGAGACAGTTCGCTATCGACTCGCTCAGAAATTCCATCGGGAAATCGTGATTTAAGCTCGCCGTTCAGGACGCGAATCTTGTCGTCTATGCGTGAGGTGTTGATTGACAGGGTAATGAGCATGATTTACTCCCATAAAAAAACCCCGCCGAAGCGAGGTTGGTGATTACCAGAATGCAAAATTACATTCTGATTTAATTTCAATGTGTTATGCCACATCAGCACCGTGAATCAGGTGGCGAAGAGCCTGAACCCCTTCTGCGTTGTAACGGAAAGCCTCAACTTGCTTGTCTGAGTGTTTCGACTTATCCAGAAAGAACTTGCCGTACTGCTCAGTTTTCAGGTTGTGTTTGTTTGCCACGCGGCCAACCTTGTTTGCAGTGCAACCGATCTGCGCCGCCACCTCTCCGGCCGTTGCGTAATGCTCTTCAATCACCGGCAGCGGTACAACTTCGTGTCCGAGTAGCGGGTTAACAAGCGTGGCAACGATCACCTGGTTAGCTGATTCGCCAAGGCGCGGGAACATTGACATCAACTCGCGGGCCGATGCGATGTTTTTCTCCAACGCCTGAGCCTTCAATTGCTCCGCTTTGGCAAGCCGGTACTCAGGAAGACCAGAATTGCTTGTGGTTGGGTTCTGGATAACCTGCATGTCTTCCAGCTTATCAACCAGCGAGCGGCGAACGGCTTTTGACTCGCGCGCGGCCACGCGAAGAGCTTGCTTGATACTCATCTCTGCCACCTCTACCGGGCGACCTCCGATACCGCCAGAGGGTTTTACAAAAATCTTGTAAAACTCCCCCTCAAGCTCGTCTTTAATGCGATCCATGAAGACATTGTTACGAACCTCTTTTTCACCGCATTGCTTACGCGCCTGATTTACCATTTCAAGCAGTGACTGGCTGTCAATGGTTTTATCAGTGACAATTGAACCTACATTTGCTACATTTTTAGAAGTCATTCGACATTCCTTATGTGGTAGTAAGGGTGTGACATAAGCCGCCAGCTGTAACTGGCGGTTTTTCTTTTTGCATCACTGCAACATCTCCTGTCTCAGGTGTGGTAATACCCTGCTCCAGTTGTCATCCTTCCATGGGTGAAACTCGATATGCGCCGTCTCGCGGCTAATGAGCGCCCTTGCCTTGTTAATTGTCCGCGGCAACTCCTGACCGATTGTGTGAAAGCGCCCGGCCTGCCGATGCTCGGCCACCTTCAGCAATGGAGTAACACACTCACAAGCTGTAAGCATGATGTCACTTGCTCGCCATAACCATGCCAGAGAGCAAAGCTCATCATCACTGAACTGCTTCGCAATCGGCGAATGAACCACTTCCCGATCCAGAATATCCAACACCCAGCGGCGGAACTCTTTGGCTTTGTCTGTAGTGGCAAACATAGCGATCAGGTGGCAACCGCGGAGAGAGAACACGCGGACCGATTTTTCACGTAAGTTATTGTTTATTCCATTGGTCTTCATTTTGATGACCATTGACATGCTGCTTGTGAACTCATCTGAATTGCGTGAGTAAATGGTCGAAACGCTTTTGCTTGAAGCATATCCCAGTGCCTTAGCGATATCTGCCGATGTCAGCCATATACCATCCGCAACAGGTGCCGGAACCAGGGTGACATTGTGGAAACTTAGCTCTTTATTCTGTACACTGTTCATGTCGATATTTCCTTCGCGGTTATTTTCGATAGAAGCCCCAAAGGTTGCCGCCAATGGGGCTTCGCTGTTTTTACTGACCATTCATGCGCTCCTCACGCAGGCTTTTTGCCAAACGCTGCACAATTGCAGAGTTAATCGAAATCCCATCCATTTCAGCTAAGCGCCGGATATCCTCCTTCATTCGCTCTGGCAGGCGAAGCTGGAAACTGTCGTTCTTGCGGCCGGTATAGAGTACGTCTTGCATCTACTATCTCCTTCTATGGTGTCAACTTGGTTCTACAACCAATTTAGCACCATTTAAAACAATGTCAAGCTGGTGCTATTGTTTGTCGTCGAAATTGAAACTTTGAGGACTTATGAGCAAATTCCCTAGCCAAGAAATGGACAGGTTTAATGTAAGGTTGCCTGTTGGCATGCGCGATGCCATAGCCGATCGCGCTAAGCGGAACGGCAGGTCTATGAACTCTGAGATCATTGCTGCTTTGGATTCCTGGCTTTCTGGGGAGCCAATGGAGGAAGTTAACCAAAGAAATATAGATACCATGGTAAGGATAGCCACTAAGGCTTTTACAGAAGAGATCTCTAAAAATTACGACCTAGTGCCGAAATCAAAGGATAAATAATGCCTAACATCAGTAGCGAAGAGAGTACAGTCATTGAGGATATGTTCTCTTGGTGTCCCAATGATCTTTCTGTTATCAAAAAGGCCCTTCTTGATGTTAAAAACAGGGAAGGCCTATACCAAGAGGTCGTAAAGCACAAAGGAAATCTGTACTCATTAAAGAGTGACATATCGGAAGCTACAGGCCTCAACTTGAAAGTATCTGGCGAGCTGGGCAGGGAGCTCTGGTTTGTCGTTAAGCAAAATTCCGATCGAGAGAGAATGTTAAAAAATGGGATAGTCTATGGAATCTGGATACATGAAGGATCTCTCTGCAAATATCCTGAGCACGAAAAACTAAATGGAAGACAATTCCCCATCAAGAAAGGGGTTAAAATGGGGGTATTCAAAAGAATACTCCCGGCACAGTTAATCGGTTGCAAGTGTATGATTAAGCCTGTTTTATCATTTTAGGTACCTGGTGGTTGGCATCACTCAGTACATCGACCGGATCTGCGTGGTGCCATCGGGAATGCCGTACTTGCCAATATCAGCGCCTTGGCTACCTAAAAATCTTACCTGACATAACCAGATCTCCGAACTCAGGGATGTAGCTCGCTGGCTCAGAAAGGCACATCTGGACAAGTTGCCCTTTCACTCCAAAGGTCACTGGCATCCCAAATGGCTCTTTGTCTTTGGAGTGGAAGTTGATGATAGCCTGCGTCATCGTTTCTGCATTTTTTGGGTATAGTTTCGATAGAGATTCCGTCATTTCTTTTCTACCCGCGACACTATTAGCTGCGCCAGTATTTACCATCTGATAGGCAAGAATATGCGATGACATAATGATATTACAAGCCATAGATACGTCGACTGTATTTTCTTTAATCCACGCCTCTCTTTTAGCATCCCTTTTATTGAACATCTCATTGTTGTAGTTATTGTTTTCAATCATAGATAAAGAAATTGACGATGTGATTTTAAAACTATCCAAATGATGTTCTTCGCCTGTTTTAAAATTTATGTTCTGAAGGCTAAGGTTTGCATATTTTTCTGATTCGCTTTTATTTATTTGTACGGAAAATCCATTTTGACACCGGTAACTGACAGATGTTGTTCTGTTTGGTTTTTCACCAGAAGTATGAACCGAGTCCATGCGGCACGTCATAGGCATGGTTCCCATTAGATTGAATTGTAAATCTCCGTACCATATTGGCTCATCATCATTCGCTGTAAGCGTTCCTTCAAAATAGCCACCAACCATTTTTAGATTGGATGTTATTTGCTTTGCCATGGCGGGTTGTGACAAAGCAAACAGAATAAGGGCTGAAATAGTTATTAATCTTTTCATCACGGCTCCAGAGGATTTGTGCGGCTTCCTCCAGATTCTACTCCGCCATGGTCATGTCCATCAACGATTGAACCGTCCACCAACTGAAGCTTACCGTTCGCAAGGATTTTCAGGCCGTTTATGTTAACGACTCCCGGGCTCTTGATGTTTATTCCGCTGCCGGTGAACTCTGCGAACTCAGTCGGCTCGCCATTCATGCTGGCTATTGCGGTTATGTACATCGCATCGGAATACGAGTGCCGGCGCTGAGTTGGTGCGGGCCCCTCTGATCTGGTTTCCCTAACGTTCGTGGTGTCCTTATCGCAGATCACAACCAGACCAATGTCTCCTGGCCTTGGCTCCATTTTTACCGCGCTGTTTCCAGCCTGAAGTCTGAGGTATGGGATCTGGTAAACGTCCTGATTGGCAATGGCCCGACCTGAAACGTCTACATCATTAACCAGGGGGCGAACGGTCAACACATCGCCTTCAACCTCCCTAACCAGAACAATATCGACAAACGTCATTCCTTTCAGCGCTGAATGTAGCAGCGATAATATGGCGTTACCCTGCGATGACACGCTCTCAGGGGTCTGGTTACTTAGCATTTTCATCCCCTTTTACAAGATACCCAGGCGCGGCCACGACAAACGTTTCCCACAGACCACCGGGAACTTTACAGGAAAGATAATGAGTGGTTCCTGCCTGAATAATCCATTCCCCGCTTGCGTGCGGCAGGTCAGTCTCAAGGATGATTTTGGTATTCAGTTTCAGAGATGGAGAGAAAATGCAGCGAAAGTTAATCCCCATGTCATAAAAAATCGGATACCCAATAAGCCCTGTTGATGGAGAAACATATGGAACGACAGAGTCAGATGGTTTCTTCCCGGTGTAAATAGTGACGGTGCCAAAATCAATATTTACCGTTATTTTATGCGCAGCTGCTATTTCAATGATCTGCTTTATCGCATTGCCTTTGTACACCGGGTTGCGCTCGGTGCTTTTGACGTCGACATTGATGAATTTCAGGCCAACTTTAAAGGCAAGAGCGCGAATCATATCAGCTACATCCGCATCGCCGCGAATGGATGTGGGCTCACAGGGGATCAGGCGCTCCCTGCCGGCTGCCGCAGCGGTTATCTCAATCGGCGCATCCGGCATCTGGTTCAGGTTAATCCTGGCTGATGTTATTGACCCGGAAAAAACACGGGTGTCGCCAGCATAAACGACGATAGCATTTTGCTCGGCGGCGATTATTTTTTGCGCGTTGGTCGTCAGCTTGGCCATGTTCTCCAGTGACAGGCCCCACAGGCTTAGCTCCATCATTGTGCCTGTAGCGCCGCCAAAGGCAGATATAGCAGCTTCACACTTGAAACCCTTAACAGTCAAAGTGTCGCCAATGTCACCGTCAAACGTACCGTTGGCCAGCGTGAACGATACGGTAAGCTCTCTCTCCTTGTAACTCATCTGCCGACCTCACTGCTCGTCGCATAATACAGTTTGAATCTGGTGCCAATTTCGTCGTAATGAGGATCGGCTATACCTTTCGAGTCAACGAAAACCAGATCGCCACTGAATCCCAGATATTTATACCGAACCAGGTAAACGCAGTTCAGGCAGAGAACGCCCTGAAATATCGGTTTGTCATCGACATACAGATCGGCGTAAAACCCGGTTGAGCGCTGATGAAGCTTGATAGCGCAGTTCTGGCCACCAAGCGTAACATACACCTTTTGAGAAAGTGACGGCGATAAGCTAATTTCCTGCATGTCACATCACCTTTCCCAGAAAGTCGGAGACGGTGCTTTTTATCTGCTTAGAAACTGCAGTAGAAGAGCTGTCCCACGTCTTAGATACCGACTCGGCCGCCGAGTTAACGTTAGATACAATCGCCGACCCGGTCGTCTGGAGAGCGTCTGATAAGGTTGTATCTGAACTTGACCAGGCATTCTTAACATCGCTCAATGTCACCTCTTTCGTTGCCCCAGTGATCACCTGCGTTGAGGCTGCGGTGCCATTATTGGTTTTCGCGTTGCTGGTCGGCGGCCCTTCAATCACAGCATTTGAAAGCATGACCTCCCCGCCGTCCATGATCTCCTCGAAAGTGCAGTTCGCCATCAACAACGTCTGCCCGCGATACGAACCCACAAAGTAATCGAAGTGGGTAAGATCGTAGCTGTAATACACCGTGTCCGGCGTCTCGATGTTGTAGGTGCTGGCCGTGTTTTTCATCTCATCCAGCTTCTGAATGAAATTGTTCCGGCTCAGCAAAGAGAAATTGGTCAGGTTAGGCAGTGACCCGGAAAAAGCCGTCCATCCCTCAAGGGCTAAAATGATCCTGAGTTCAGACGGCTGTTTCACTTTGTTGTAGGACGTGTACCGGCCCTTTTCTACTGGCCCCTTAGTCACTGCCGCATCACCGTAGCGATCAACACTAACCCAGCCGGAAGGAGAGAAAACCTCCTGCCCGGCTGCAGCCGTCAAAAGCGACTCGTCAACGGTGTTATAGGTGATCCGGTAAGTTGGCGACAGGGCGCTGTTAAGGACGGATAACAGGCTTCCTCCCTGAATGGCGGATAGCACTGTCGAGACATTCAGAGAAAACGACATGAGTTATTGTCCTGAGTAGCCAGCCAAAAGCATGACACGGTTGTCCCCGTGCTTTTTGATGTCGCTGGTAAGCTGTTCCACGTTCTGGGCCTGGGTGGTGATTTTGGTGCCATAAAACTGATAAGTCGCACCGGACTGCCCGGGCATCGAGCGGTCTACAGCCATCCCGGCGCCGGGGCGCATTCCTGCCATGACTTTAGGGACGTAAGTGCGAGTTTCCGATGGCAGGTTATCCATGCCTTTCTTCTGGACGTTTCCGAGCCCCCAGTTATAGGAGGCAAGAGTTTTTTCCAGATCTCCGCCGGTGGCATCCATTAACCATCTTAGATATTTCGCTGCTGCCTCTGCAGACTTATGGGGATCGTAAACATCACGACCTTTGAGCCCCATGTCCTTTGCCGTACCAGGCATGAACTGGAACAAGCCTTTGGCTCCGGCCTTCGACTCCGCAAACGGATCACCACCTGATTCAGTAGCAGCTACCGAAGACAGCAGACCGGCCGGAAGGCCATATTTACCTTCCAGCGATCCGAACTCCCCAGCCATTGCCTGAAGAAATGCCTTTCCTTTAGCGCCAAGACGAGCGGCCTGAGCGTTAAGCGGGACGTTGGGCTGATACCCCCCGATACTTGGCTCTAAAGAGGAGGCGCCAGCAGGGGTGACAATGGCATCGGCTATTTTAGAAAGCAGAGTCTTTGTCGTATCCCAGTAAGACTTCTCATCTTGGTCCTTCTTTCTGTCCGAAGGTGTTCCCCCCAGCCACTCGGGAAGATACTTGTTCAGGAGGTCATTATATTTTTTATACGTGCTGTTTTCGTAAATGCTTTGGGAGTTACTTGTCACCCCGGGTAGCGCATCATTACCGGTAGGCTTACCGTCTTCAGTGCCGTACCACGCCTTTTTAAACTCATCGGCAGCCTTGGAGAAGTTGCCGTTATTGAGCTCGTTTAAAGCGTTACCCAGGTGGTTTAGCACTTTTCCGAGCATGGAAAAGTTATCTTTGAGGTTGCGCAGATCGCCTGATAGCGTCCAGCTACCAAGGTCAATACCAGTAATGTCGTTAATGTCCCGCTTCAGTTCTTTGAAGAATGAAGAGGATTTTGCGTTACCAGACGACCACTCAATGAGGAGACCATTCAGATCGCGAATGGTTAGTATCAAGCCCACGTAAATCTGGTTTTTTACCGTGTCGAGATTTTGCCCCAGCTCCGCCCATGCGGCTGTAAATTCCTTTGCGCCTTTGGTTGAGGCGTCTGTAATGCCGGAGCTTTTGGTCAGGCGATCAACGTCAGGCAGGAATTTCCCTTCCTGATTACGCTGCAAGGTTGCATCATCAAATCCAAGACTTAACCCGACCTGCCGGCGAAGGTTTGGATCGCTGATTTTCCGTAGCGCATCAAGGGATGTTTTGGCCAGGGAACTGGCGTCCTGTCCCCACACATCAAAATTCTGGCCCGTCAGCGCATTTAATTGCGCCAGACCACCAAAAATAGAGCTACTGTAATCGCCGACCCTGGCGCCCTGTATGGCGCCCTGAAACCCCTGCAGAGAAGCGCTTATCTTCTCAGCTGAACTCCCCGCTGCCTCTGCTGACTTTGACCAACCGTCAAGCTCACGGGCCGATAGCCCCAGCGCTTTCGACTGGATCGACAAATCCATCAGGCCGGAAGTGGTGCTTTTCACAAAGCTTATCAGGCCGCCGGCAGTGACGGTAACACCAGTTAGTGCCAGCAGCTCCGTCTTTATGCTGCTGAAGAACGAAGCGGCTTTCTTGCCCTGCTCCGCCATTTCCTTGGCGGTGTTTTTGGCGTCTTCGCGCTGCTTTTTCAGGTCGTCACTGACTTCCTGCTGGCCTTTGCGGAACTGAGAAGTATCAAGGCCCAGCGTCACCAGGAGGGCATCAATTACCGTTGCTGCCATGATCACTCTCCGCTGCTATGGCTCTGTTGGTGTTATCCACGGTCATTATTTCAATCAGCCACCACATATCCTGAACGCTGTACACCGTGTCCAGTTCGTGGAGTGTCGCAATTTTCCCGGAGATCACCGCGGCGATGGTGCGCGGTACATTCGCATACTGTATGAAGCCGCGATCTGAATCTTCCGGGACGGATAGGGGAATTTCTAACTTGCGGTGGCTGCTACAAAAGCGATATGGAGTTTGAAGGCTTCGATTTTCAGGCGCGACCAGGTGCTGATTTCTTCGATCTGACCTTCGTCAACAAGCGCTGTCTCGATACCGTTACCCCCGAGGAATTTCACGCAGCCAAGCAACTCATCAAGCAGAGGCTTTGACTGCGCGAACGGAACTTTAGCCAGTGAAGTGATACCCCACTGAGCGAGTCCGGCCATACCGCTGGCCATCACGCTTTCGTACAGCTCGCGAGCTTCTGCGTTATCCTCGGCTGGGGCCGGCGCCACCGCAGCACCGATGGCCATCATCATATTGTCGGGAACGGTAACGCCGGCGCCAATCACGGCACACGCCAGGCGGATCGCCCACTCTTCGGCCTTTCTCGCCGGCATTTCGGTGATTTTGAACTGCTTACCCTTGTCACGGTTATCAGCTTCAACCGTGAATACGATGCTTTTACGAGCCATTTTTGTTTCCTGAATGAGTTATCTGGCAATAAAAAAGCCCACCGTAGTGGGCCGTTTGCATTCATGCGATACCGGGCAAATACATCTGCACCTCATCAGCTACACGCTCGCGTGCTGCGTGGAGCAATTTCTTGCGGCCACCTACTCCCCACCTGGCCATCTGGCTTGCGCATTGACTAATCGCTTTGGTTTCAGTGTTGATGATATGGTCGATTTTATTCAGCCTGGACATGGCGCCGATCCCCAAACGTACAACGGTTCGAAATACCTCATACACTTCAATTTCGAACTCCGGCTTAATCCAGGCGGCGTAGCGAATGGCAAGTAGCTCGACGCCCCACGCTCCTGATTCAGAGCCGCCTTTTATCACCTTAAGCGGTTGATTTTGTTCCGAAGCACTTTTTAGTGCTTTGGATTGAAGCGCCTTGATGAAGCGTTTTATTTGGGCGCTTCTGAGGAATACACTTGGGCGCTGGGACTCTGTAGCTTCCCCATTCGCCACGGCGGCCGCATGGAGATCATTAAGGCTATAACGTCCCTCATCGTCGACGCGAACGGAGACGCCGTTTACTGATACGGTTTGATATTTCATGCGAATTACCTTAAGAAAGCGAACCTGTCACACAGAAAAGCCGCCCCAGAAGGCCCGCCGGCACTAACGGCAGTTCTCAGGATCGCTTTCTGTAAGGTTCCGGGATTATAACGTGCGCGTGTGAAGCGCGGGGAATTGCAGGAATAAAAAAAGCCCGGGCTTAGCCGGGCTGATTGTTTACGCTGAGTACCCTGCCGGGGTGACGGTTTCCCACTGGATGAGACCCGTTACCGGCTGAAGCACGCGACCAGCGGATGGCATGCGTCGCGCGCGCTGCAGGATACCGTTGGTCATGATGTACTTTTTACCCAGCGAAGGCAGGATCACCGTGCCATTGACACGCAGTACAGACCGTGTGGTCATCTGCGTGTTTTGCCAGTTGTCGATGTACTTAATCGACGGAGAGGAAGCCGCCAGATGGAATGTCCATGGCAGATCACCATAAACAAAACCACCCAGCAGTTTACCGTCAGCAGTACGCTGATACTCTGCCATGTCGGTATCGCCCATTTCGAAGATGTTCTGCGCTTCGAACTGTTCCAGGTTAAACCCAGACGGGTATAGCTCAGCGATTACCAGCTCAATGATGGCGTCAGCCGACGTAATGTTTTGACCGGACATTACTGCACCTCCGTGCTGTTAACGGTAATACCCTGGATGATCCCGCCGTCGGTGTACCAGAAATAAACCGTTGGCTTGGTACGCGAGGCGCGCATTGCCGGGGTGAACGGGCCGATGTAGATGTAATACCCTTCAGCCAGAAGAGAATCCGTAACGTCGACGCCAGTGATGGCGTTAATCTGGTCGATCTGCGACTGGTCAAGGTCAGTGCCCGCCGTCATACCGCCCCACGCCCTGAATTGCTCAATGGTCGGCTTCATGCACGATTCAATTCGAGCTTTTCCGGCTGCAGCATAGGGCAGATTGCTCGCCTGCTGGAACAGCGCAACGAGAGCTGCCTGAAGCTGAGCGTTTACCCATACCTGACCCGCCCAGGCGTCAAGCCACGCATAATCACCGGTAATAGAGCCGGGCGCCCACTGGTTGGTTTCGACGGCATTCGAGGCATAGTTGCCGTAGAAGTTATAACCGTTGGCCTTGGCCGCCTCGTAATCAGTATCGTTACTGATCATCGGCAATAGGCCGGACACCTGACGGCCATTCAGCGAACAGCGCCCATTGGCCTGCGTGAAGTTCAGCGCGGCCACAAACCCCATCGCGTTTGCTGCGTGGTTCGGGTAACCATACACGGGGCAGGTATCGTTGTAGGCGTAGGTGTTGATGATGTCATACACCAGTGCATTCGAGCTGCCCGCCACGATTGCAGTTCCTGATGCGTCCCATGGGACATAGGCAAAGCGGTGGTTCTGGCTGTTTGCCCAGAGCGCAAACGCATTGGCCTGGTCTTTGGTTACAGCGAACGTCGTGGAGAATGTTACCCAGTCCTGCTCTTTGGCCAGAATGGCAGTAAAGATATCGTCAACTACTGCCGGCGCCGCACCCTGGGAGATCACCGCGCCGGTCGCTTCGGTCAGTTTAAGACCTGTAGCCAGCGTACCTTCATCGGCAAAGGTAATGGTGCTATCCACGCCCGTGGTGGCAGAGGTGATGATGAATTTCTTCAGCACGCTATCCCAGGTCACTACAACCGAGGAGCCAATGCCGGTTTCAATCAGCTCTGCCGCGTTATCAAAACTGGTGGCGCCGCTGAGGTTGATAGCCGCAGAAGTCTCCTCCGTGCCGTCAACTGTCAGAGTCAACGTACCAGAAAGCAACTTGAGCTGTGCCAGCGTGGTCGCTGCGTGCGATCCGGAACGAAGGAATGCCGCCACTGCTGCGGTATTGAATCGGCTAAAATACAGCTTGCCAGGCATCTGTGTTTTACCGGTGAATGCGGCGAAATACAGCACCGCGGCGGTGTACTCAATCGACGCGCTGCCGAAGTACGCCTTTACCTCATCCGCACTGGAAAATGAGGGTACTGCACCAACCGGCGCGTATGCGCTGTCGGTCAGGAACAGGCCATTGAGATCAATAGCTGTCCCTGTCGCCTTCAGTACGCCGGGAAGCATCTGGGCGATTTTTGATAGCGAAATTGCCATTTATTATTTCTCCGGAGGAAATCTCACGTCGACCGGCTGCGATATCACATCTGCGCCTGTCATAAACTGCTGAGGAACGCTGACGACAATCAGCGGGTTTGCGTGGAATTCAAGCGTCCAGCGGGATTCCCACTGTTTCTCGCCGTTGATCATCGAGGTTTGCCGCGGTGGGCCGGAATAAAGCGGCACCAGGACATTCGCGTTTTCCCTGAACCAGGTGCATGCGAATTCGGAACGGGCAATGCGCGAAAAGATGGTGGCATTGTTTTGCGCCTGATCTCCGTAGAAATCGAGCTGACATTGCCATTCATCAACGCGGCGAAGTTCTGCCCGCCCGTAATCGCTAACGCCGTCATACTCGTAATTGACAGCACTGGTTGAGTGGTCAGTCAGAAAAAGCGGCGTCAGAGTAATGAAACCGCCTTTCGGCATGGCGGTCTGATTTTGCTGAGTCTGCGTGATCTCTGAATCCGGGAAGAGGACAGAAAGGAAATCGCCAGTCGCCTTAAACAGATCTTTTTCAGTGACCTGCAGGCCTACGTCAATTGTTGACATGCGATAACCCTCGTCCAGTCCGGCCAGTTTTCAGGCACATCCACAACCAGCCATGTTTCATTGCCGATAACGAACTTATCGCCGCCCTGCTGCCGATCTCTGTTAATCCCGCACCAGTTGCCATCCGTCCAGATACTGACCAGTACACCCTGGATGTTCATGTTATCCATATGCCTGATATCAGCCTGACTCAGCGCCTGCTTTTGCACCATCATCGTTACCGGCGGCGCGAAACCTGGAGAGGTCGAGTAATCCGGGTTTTTGATTGGTCCGATCGAGCGGTAAATCTGCGCCTCGACGCGAGGATTAACCGCGCTAATGGCGTTTCGCACTATGGAATGAAGATTCACTCTTTCACCTCGTAATCGACCGAGTTCAGCATGTGCCCTGACCAGATTAACGGGTCATTAAACCCTTTTTTGTCGACCGTGCTTTTTGCGTTCGGCGGCTCAGAAAAGGCGATGATTGACGACTGAATCTGCCCCTTGATCCGCTCCCCCATCAGCGCCAGGCTTTTGCGGGCGTCAAAATCGTTTGCCTTCATGAGCTTCCCGAGCTCTCCGCCCCACTCCGGACCATGTTCAGAAATGGTCTTCCTGAAGTACGGCCGGGATGGGATCGTAACGATATGCTCGGGTATCATTACTGACTGCGCGAAATTGGCCTTTGATGGCTTAGCGAAGCGAGAAACGCCGTCACGGCGAACGTAAAAGTTCAAATCCCTGGTATGCGCCGGGATTTTTACAGTGCCGCCAAATTCGTTGGTGGCTGCCACAAGTGCTACCGGCGTCCCGTCGGGGTATTTGGCCCCTTCAAGGAAACCAACCTTCAAATCATCGCCAGAGGACAGCCCCTTTGCGATCGACTGCAGGTGCTCCATCAGCTTATCTCCGCCTGACATTCCATCCATAGCTACCTCCGGATGAAAGAGCGGCGGTTATAATGGCCAGGGTACATCGAAGGAGAGGACCCAGGGACATATCGCACAGTGCGATAAGGGGCTGTAGCTTGCCAGTAAGCTGCACCGTATGGCGTCTGTAGATACCACCACGATGACGCGCTGGAAGGCCCCGCATCAGTCGAAACCGATACAGACCCCTCCGATGCGCTTGCCACCCGACCTACCAGACCAGAAGCCTTCTCGCCGTTTACGCCTGAATTCAAAGCCGCGATGTGAGCAACCAGCATATTCAAGAAGACGGCGCGGACAGCAACATCCGCAACCAGGCTGCTGTCCGTGTTATTCAGGTAAATCGTTGCCTCCGTGAAGTACGCATTAAGCAGCGTTTCACTTACGGCATCGAACTCCGGATAACGCTCACGAAATGCGGCAACATCAAAGACAACGATCGCCATTATTTTTTGTCCGCCTTCTCAATGCCCGGGGCCGGGTTGTTCTGATCCAGACCTTCCAGACCAGTTTTCTCCGAAGCGTTTTCATTAGCTTTCGCCTGGGCGCTGCTGGTTTTCGCCTGGGCAAACACCAGCTCTTTGCGAACGTAGGGCTGATCAGCATGTACTGCCAGCCACGCCTCAAAGGCTTCCTTGTCCACGTTTTCGGTCAGGCCGTAGCCGCCGACAACGAGAGAGGAGTTGGAGCCGTTAAGCTCCACTTTGTACGCGCCCTGCTCCAGGATCAGGCCGTTCGGCAGTTTGCATCCTACAGTTACTGTTTCGGCCATGTTACACCCCGATCATGCTGGCAATGCCCAGCGGTTGACGAATGATTGCACCCCAGGTGCCACCGGATTTTTTCTGCCGCCAGGAAGACTCTTCCACCACGACAGCATGCGCGCGCATCTTCTCGGTGAATGCTGCGTAAGCGGTGTCCTGCTCACCCAGACGCTCAACAATCAGTTGCACCAGCTCGCCTGAGGCGGTGCTGTATTCAACAGCGGTTTCGATACGCATGTTCGGGAAGTTTTTCTTCAGCTGATCGGTGACGTTCACGTTGTACTGGTTCGTCTTGGTCAGGTTGACTTCCATTTCCGGCGACATGCCGAGTACCATGCGATCGGTGCGCTCTACGAGGCCTTTGGTCTGAGAGACCAGCTGCTTATAGAGGCGACCGGAAATGTCGTCATATACAGCCTGCCCGTCTTTCGTTGCCCAGGTAACGCCACCGCCGGAACCAGTCGCCGCCGGAGTAACCGAAGCGCTCAGAGACGGATCGTTGAGCAGACCGTAGTTTTCCAGCCCGGCGATGCCGTAGAAGTAGGACTTGTTCTGGAACTTGTTCAGCACAAGCGCAGAGGCCACGTTAAGCTCGGCGGCATAGCCGATACGCCCGGCGCCGTACATGTCCAGCTCGCGCTCACCCCAGCGGGTGTGAGTCTGATAATGGAACGACTGGCGCGGCACCCAGTTGACGTTGGCGGACGTCATGCCGTTGTTGTTGAAGTCGCCGTAAGCGCTGGTTTCGCCAGTCGACTCGACGATCGGGAACTGCGAGGTCAGCGTCGTCCAGTCGCCTTTTTTCACTTCACCGATAATCTCTGCGGCCTTCATCGGCGTTACGAGAACGCGGATAAGTTCCGGATCGACGTAGTTCGTGAAGTAGGCCGGGATACCGGCGTTATTCGCAGTAACCATTTGCGGCTGGGCATCCATCGCCAGCGCGAAATTCTCCGCAAACTCCGGCTTCAGGTAGTCCTTCGCGCCGGGCAGCACAATGCCATATTTCCCGCTGGCTGCGGCGTAGTGTCGCTGAAATTCGTTCATTACTTGCTCCAGGTGCTGATTTTGACCAGCTCGCCAGCGTCACAATCGCTTGCGGCATAGAATGCGGTCTCGATAAAACCGGCCACGGTTGCGCCGGCTGCGGCGACTTGCACCTCCCCGGTAGTCAGGGATGCAAAAACCTTCTGCCCGCGGGTGGCAGCTGTTGACGTTTTGGCCCAGAAGTCACCGGCAACCATCAGGGTGATTTCGCGGCCGGGCTGGATAAGCATGGATGCCTGACCCAGCCAAATGGTGATCGAGGCCTGACCATCACGATGGACAAAGCCAGACGGAACACCGCTACCGGCATTGGAAGCCACACCGTCAACATCCCAGGCAAAGCGTCCGACAGTCAGGCCGTCCTCGCCAGCAACCAGAGCGCCCTCGCCAGCCTGATAGGTCGCGTGAGGGTTGGTGCCAGCAAAGGCCCCTTCAACGCCGGGGGCCGGATACTGGTTAATTCGTGTCTGAAAACCTGCCATGTTAACCTCGTTTCAGTTTGCCAGCGGTCGGGAATGCTTTTTCGAACTCACTGATGGAAGCGGAATCCTGCGCAATGACAGGGCGTGAATTTTCTTTCTGGCTGATCGCCATTTTGACCATCGCCGGATAAGCGGACGGGTGAACACCGGAGATATCCACGCCGCTCTGTTCAAGTGCAGTGCGATAGACATCTTCAGCTGAGTCCATGGCAACGACGTCGCCGATCAGCGGGCGCACAACCTGCTCGGCTTCACGGATTTTCCGGAAGTTTTCCGCGGCCTTTTTAGTTGCGCTGTCGGCTGCCAGACGAATCGCAGAGTCCATCGCCGTTTTGGAGACTTTGTCGTCTTCTTCATCGTCTTCATCTTCGGCGGTTTTCTTCTTGTCCTTGTCTTCCTCGTCGTCCTCATCATCCGCCGTTTTTTTCTTGTCCTTCTCGTCGTCGTCTTCGTCGTCGGCGGTTTTGTTTTCTTTTTCGTCTTCCTTTTCGGCCTCATCAAGAGCCAGAAGAGCTTTGCGGACTTCTGCCTCCAGATCTGCATCCTGCGCCAGAAGTGGCTTAAGGGTGGCGCGGATCGCCGCTACCTTATGTTTACGCATGTGATTAAGCTCCGGTGGTAATGAATCTGCGACCAGTACATCTGGCCCTGCGCGGCCGTCAGGGACCAGCGCTTCGTGGTTTCCGAAAATGTCACGCATAACGCCGTCATAAGGCTCGCCGTCAGGGGTGACACCCGGGGTCATGTCTGCGACGTACTTGTACGATGCAGATAGCTCTCGCTGCTCTCCGCTCTCAATTCCAGCAATCGCGCTGTTATCCCAGATCGACATACCAACCGTGAGATACGTGCCGTCAAACTCCGCATTGGAGTGCGTCACGCCAACACGAAATTCATTTGGCGGGTCGGTGGGAAAATCGGGGATGTGCTTGCTGAGCACGGGGATGTTATTGAAGGTTTTGGCTGCTTTCCGGAGCTCGTCCGGGTGGCGCCAAAGCCGGTAAAGCTTGTTGGGTTCGAGGCCAAGTTCTTCGCTTCTTGGTATCTCTCGTCCGTAGTAGGCGTTGACGTTTGCCTTGCTGATATTCGTTCGTGAAATATGAAGGCGGCCATTTGCGTCGATGGTGCGCACAGAGGCGCGGTCAAATGCCAGGCTTTCCGTAATCCCGTCCATTGCGGGTCTCTTTTCCTCGCTTATGTATCTGACCTTTATTGTCACCGGATGCCCCGGTGATTTTGGGGGATGCACTCCAATCACTTCCATTTTTGCATTGCGTGGAAGTAATGTTTCATCTTCATGCTTGTTGCTGGAAAGACCAGTAACATCTAGCCCCTTGTCACCTTTATTTGTTTCTATTTGGAGCATTACACCGCCGATGCTGAACATGCCGGCGATCTTTTTTTCTTTAGATGTGGAAAGAAAAGCAGGGTCTGAAACAACCATTCCTTTTTTAATATCTCCGCCTGGGAACAGTTTTTTTGCATCCTCCCTGCTCATTCCTCGGTAAAGCGTTCCACCTTCTAAACTTCCCTTGCCAATGGCGGAGTCAATGCGTGCCACATCAGGGTCTTCATCTTTACCTTTACGAAGATCTGAGTTTATTTTTAAGAAATTGTCACCTGAGTAACTGGAAATGGCTGACTTTTCATTGGCTGATAGTTTTTCCCCGGCTGATTTCTTTTCATTTTTATTACTATTAATCTTCCCTTCAGCGCCAGCAACAACATCTCCATTTTCATCAATTTTGACGTGGGAACCATTTATGGTTATCCACTTATCCTCATCCTCGGCTAGCGAGTAGGATTCGAGTTCGTCCATAGACTTCCCCGCTTATGGCAATAAAAAAGGCCGCCTTAGCGACCTTGATTGATTTTGATTATTTACGATAGGCCTGGTATTACTGGTGACCAGGTGCAACGGCAATTGATTTCCTCTCCAGGCATCACCCATTTACCATCCAGATACATTCCCTTGCTTAGCTCAAACACCTTTCCATCAGCTTTGACGTGGGATGGTCGCGGCTTTTTGCCTGCATGGGAGTGCTTCCATATTCCCTGGGTAATGCCGAGAGCCTGCTGTCGAGCAGACTGAACGACTGAGGTGGCCTTGTTGTTCTGATCTCGGGCAATGAACGCCGCACGGCGCCGGGTAATCCCGTATCGCTTCTGGAGTTCATCAGTGAGATAGGACAAGTCGCGCCTACGCGCTACCGACCGCATAACCAGACCTTCCACCTCGGTGAAGTACTTCTCGGGGATGGATCGGATAAGGCCGACGTTCTCGGCGATGGTCGCCTGAAGAGCGTTATTCATCTGCGAGGTCATCTTGAACTCGACAGTAAACCCCGCATCTTTGAAGGCTGTGGCCAGTGACGCATCCGCGTTTTTCATGGCGTCGTTAGCGAACCTGTCGGCCAGCTTTTGCGCCATGTCATCAAACCGTCGCGTCCAGCGCTTAGCCAGTTTCTGCATGGCATTACGCATCATCACTGCAGGTGATGCATCCATGGCGACAGCCGCGCCGCTGGCGCGATAGTTTGCCGACAGCCAGTAGACAACAGATGCCTGCATTTCCTGCACCTGCTTATCAAGCTGTCGGCGGTACCATGCTTCGACGCCAGCGTTAGGCCTGATAGGCCGGATAGTTTTTGGCTTTTTCTTTCCGGTCATCAGGAATTCCTATATTGGCTTAAACTCCTCTCCATCTAGACGAATAACCTTGATGGGTAGCGGAGTATCTTTCAGCTTTTGCAAGTCGCCATTTTCGGGGTTGTATTTAATGGAAAGATGAGCGCGATATTCTGGGTATGAATGTTCTGCACCAGAGGCCTTCAGCTCCGCAAAACGCTTTTGCAGGTCAGGGCTTTCAAGATGCATAACCAAGGCTCGCCAAGGCTCCTTGCCCATAATTTCGATATCGCCACTAATTTGTGCCTCATAAACCCTAACAGGGTCAGCATCTACCGTGATTGGCTTGTTGCGTGAGTACATGAGCGTTACATGCATGTCACTCGGGGCGATTAAATTATTTATGCCAAGAGATTCAAGGTGAGAATATATGGCAGACGCCGTTTCTGCATCGGGCTTGACACTTGCATACCCATTCATCTGATTCGAGTCATTAGCTGTCACGGTGGGCTCTTCCTCTTCGTCGTAGTCGTCTTCGATTTCGAGGTCATCATTCAGGTCCAGAGAGTGATATGGCGAGTCCGGATCACCGGCAATTTTTTCGCGGACTTCATTGCCAGAGAGCACGCTGGCGGCCACATAGACAGCGTCCGTGTCAGCGTCTACTTTGCGAATTTCCGCCCGCTCTTTAGCGCTCATTTCGTACAGCGGCTCAAAGTCGAAGGTTATGCCATCGTCAATGTCGCCGAACTCAGAGAGCTGAATGATGTCCATCACGCGCTTCAGGTTGTCTTTAAAAACAGACTGCTGCAGGGCGTGAATGTAGTCGTAGAAAACGCGGATTTCGCCGTCAGACGTTGCGTTAAGGCCATTTGGAGTAATGCCCAGCAGCTTGACGAGCGGGATGCTCGATACTGCTGACATGTGCTCCTGAGATTGAGCCTGCAGGGCATCAAGGCCGTTAAGCGGGGCGTTAACGAACTCAACCGTTTCTGGCTGGGTAGGGTTGTTGTCTTTTGCGAATGCGCCACGGTTATCACGGCATCGGTTGAAGACATCAAGCCTTGCCAGAAGGCCATCAGCTGCGCCGCCCTGCAGAATCGTGCTCATATTTGTTCCGATTACCGGAACTGAGAACGAGTGAATCATGTCGCTGACACTGTCGCGGGTGCGAAGCCAGTTATTGACGTATGGCTCGGCGATCTGCGAGAGAGACAGCCCGCGAAAGTTATACGATGCTTTCAGCAGATCAGGCACCTGCCGAGAGACGAAATCAATCATCCGGCTTGCATGTACGGTCCGCCCCATGACAAACCACTGCGTCGGCTTGTAGAAATCCGGGCTCAGCGGGTTGTCGGAGTTATAAATCCCCGGATAGGTCCAGATAGGCTCGATGACCCTGAACCCCTGCAGGCTGCCTTTCGTGATTTTCTTGTCGCTCATGAAGAGCTTCGATTGCAGCTCGTTGTCGTCCATCCATGCGGAGATTCCCCGCGGCGAACGAACGTCGATGTAAATCTGGCCGCCGCCAAAGTAGCCGTCGTGTTCTGCGGCTTCTTTAAAGCGCTCGCGCACCTTAAACCGCTTCATGGCCTCTTCGAGCTGTTTTACCCGATCCGCCTTATCTTCATCGCCGACAGTTTTTAGCTTTATCCATTTGCGGGTCATTTCTTCCGCGATGGTGCCAACCATCTTGCGATATTCAGGCTTTTGCGCCAGCGTGGCCAGGTACGGATAGCCAGGGAAGCTATCAAAGTCACCGTAGCCGTAACCGCCATATGCTGCATTGAGGTCATCGTAAGGCGTGGAGTCCATTGCCAGAATGGCGCTTTTGATAGACTCTGGGATCACCCCTTTCGGCGGCTCGTAGCGCTGAAACTCTCTTTTCGGTAATGCACGGACTTCGGCCACGGCCTCTGGTCTGATCCCGACCTTCGGTGCTTCAGGTTCTTTTGCCGGCTCAGGCGCGGCGACTTCTTTCTTTTTAAACCACCACACTTAAATTCTCCTGAGTTGATTCGGGTCGATAACCATCGGCTGCGGGCCGGAAATCAGGTTGTCGTCGATTGCGTCCATCCAGGTATCGAGGATGTCGTCGTTGTCGTGACTGTCATCAGCGGAGAAAGCAGCGCATTCCGTCATCGCCGTCAGAACCCACTCCGTTGAGCCTGCGATCGTGCCGTCCTCGTAGAAGATGCTGGAAAGCTTCTGTCCGTCGTCGGTGTGCGTCGCGGGGACAAACACTTTCCCGGTTTTGATTTGGGGGATGACGTTAAGGCAGCGAACAAGCTTGTTCTGCCCGGTGCCGCGCGGAATTTCCCTCACCGGGATGGCGAGTTGTCCTGGGGTCTGGCTACGTTTTTTCAGAGTGGTGATGAGGCCCTGTCCGGCCTGCTTCTCTTCAATGGCCATATGACGCAGCGGCATAACCCGCATGGAGCCAGAGAGGCGCCATTTTTCCCAAACCTCTTCCGCTTTCTTCAGGAGGTCTTCCGGGTCCCATCGACCGCGAACGACGTCGATGATGTACAGATTCCCGTCCACGCCCATGCCAGCCAGCGTAAACACGGTGTAATCCAGCCAGTCCTCTACCTTACCGCTGTTCGTATCGACGTACACGGCGCGGTGCGTAAGCTTCGGCAGCGTGGTGTACGTCCTGAACCAGCTGGTGTCGATGATCCCGCCAGTCAGCGCCATCGGGTTTTGCTGGTATTGCGACAGGAAGGTGTAGCGGTCCTTTTCCCACAGTTGCAGGAGGTCGTTAACGTCTTCCATCTGCGGCCAGTATGACCAGTAGCGAACGCCACCAACGACCACAGAATCGGTATCTTTGACCGTTTCCCAGCAAAGCGAACGCCATGGCTCATCGAGCGACTGGATGTACTTCTCGTCGATCATGGCCGGTATGGCTACATGGTGAAACGGCACGCCCATTCCGCCGGCAAGCATGAAGCCCGTTGCATCGTCGGTGTGCAGGCGCTGCTGAATGCTCACAAACGGAGTCGGGTGCTCTTTCGACTTATCGCCGCGCCGCGATCGAATGGTGTTAACCAGCAGCGTATTCGCGCTTTTGCGTCGGGACTCGCTGAGCATGTCCACCGGCTTGTTGTAGTCGTCCAGCATCACCATGCCGGAGAACTCTGGTCCGTAGTAGCCACCACGACCACCGGTGATCTGCCCGTTGCTTGAGCGCGATACCGTCTGCCCTATAGAACGCCCTCGTTCATCCTTTATCTCCCACTCTTCCGCCTGGTTGACACCAAACGAGCAGGGCCAGAATTCCTGATATTCGCGGCTGGCGATAATGTCGCGGGTTCGCCGGCTGTTACGCTTTACCAGCGTGTCAGCAAAAGAGATATTCAGGTTGCGAAAGCGTTTAAGCCGCTTCTCCTGCACCAGGGCGTTGACATACGCCGGGAAGTGAATGGAGAAGAACTCAGTTTTCGTACCGCCTGGCGGTATGTTGATAATCAGGTTTCGCGGGACAAGACGCCCGGCAAGCAGATCATCAATTTTCGAAGCCATCAGGCGGTGATGCCAGTTAACCAGCAACCGGTCGCCCTGAATCAGCTCGAACCATATCCGGGTGAAGTTCAGGAATGACTTCGTGGACTTTGAACGGATGATCACGCGCTCCGGGAATGACAGGTCATCCCATTCGATAATTCCGCTCATATCAGTCCAGCCCTTCTAACCTTCCCTCCAGCTTTTGCTGGGCCTTCGCATAGTCTTCAGCGGTGTACGTCACCTGATTCAGTGGGCCGCCGTCTTTACCGGTCAGCTCGGTTTTCTTCGGAGCGTCCCAACCCTGCATTTCGGCAAGCTGCTTAATTGCCGCTTTGGGGTCGTGCATCTTCAGCTTGATGCCGTCCTTTCCCGTAGTGAGCTCGGAGATTGCACTCATCGCGTCAGGGTCCTGAAGAGCGGAATCTTTGAAGCTCCACACGGCCTGGAAAACAGGATTGCCATCGTCATCTTCGCCAACGATGCTGTTGCTGAACTCGGCTATATCAGCGATGGATGTTCGACCCATCTTAGAAAGGCGCTTTAACGCCTCCTCTCGGGTCATGATTGCCTCGTCGACAATCTCGCCCTGCACTGATTTGAGAAAGGCTTGCACACCAAGATTTGTAAAGATCTGACTCGCCGAGTTGCGAATGGCTTCTGGCGTCTTAGCCTTCCCCTTCGCAGCCTTATAGGCATCCGTCTGGTTCTTACCTTTGATGATTGCAAGTGCGAATCTTTTTTGCAGCGGAGTCAGAGCATCGAAAAGCTGCTGCTGATCAGCTGTAAGCTTTTTCGACGCCATACAGAACATTCCTCTGGGTTGCTCGAATACTTACCGGGGAATTTTTTGATCGGTAAGTCGTGAAACTTATATAAAACTCTGTCAATGGCGCCTTTCAGACACCATTTGCGGAACTTTATAATTACGCCTGCTTGCCAATTACAGGGCCAATCCGGATACACTTCTTAGTGAGCCACCCCCAGCTCAAAAGCACTGAAAGGACTAGCAGCGGCTTCATGTATGGGCGAAACGTAATTTCTGCCATTAGGATTCCAGTGGTGCGCATATGGCTTACCTCGTTGTGACATTATCGAGCCACCTCTGGAAGTAGCTCTGTAATGCCCTATCGCGCGATCATTTCTTAACGCTGTCCGGCATCACCGTACCAACAACACCAGCCAGCGCTACGCCGCCAGCGATGACGGTTTCCTGAATACCCGGAGGCATCTGGTAACCAAATACGCCAGCAATGACCAGGATGATGCCGCGCCATGTTGACGGCTCTTTTAGCCGGTTAATGAGATAGTTCATAGGTTCCCCGTGTTCACGATAAAAAGACTTCTCGCTCTGCCTTGCGGCGATTGGTGAGGCCAGCCATTACCTTGCCGCCTGACCGGTTCCAGCGAAGGAACTCATCAGCAGCGCCTTTCACATCACCTGCATTCAGCTTCTTCATCAGCGTTGAGGTGGATAGCGCCCGCGTACCGATGTTGTAGGCAAGCGACACAAGCGCGTCGTACTGATTCTGGGTGACGGAAACTTTGAGCATCTTGCTTACCGCCTGGTCAAAGCTCACCACGCCAGTGCGCAGCAGGCGATCCGCAGTTGCGTCGTCAATCTTCATTCCGGGCTTGATAGGCTTACCGTCTACTTTCCCTGTCCAGCCGTAGCCAATCGTCCAGGGATCACCACCTGTGCCCGGGTCGGGATATGCGGTTAACCTGCAACCCTCAAATCGCTTAATCAGCGCAATACCGTTATTACTGATTTGCATCTTTAATCCCCGTCAGGCGCTCCCAGAAATAGGTCAACGCTACGGAGCCCATCGCGCCGCTTATCCCCGCGGTTGCCAGAATCATGTAAATGCTCAGTCCGCTTTCAATGCTCACCAGGCCAGCAATAACGCCGGTAAACCCTGAAACCACCATTTGGGCAAGAGCATTGATCAAGCTCCATGTTGCCTTGCTCTGCTTCACATCTATCAGTTAGCGGACAAGTCCACCACAGCAAGCAATGATCAGCAGAACCAGCCAGGACATCCCGGCAATGCTCTCTTTGTCTTGCATACGTTTAGCCATAGTTACCGCCTCCGATGAAAGATCG